CGCCAATGGCAACTGTGGATAGTAACTCGCACTTGATAGGGAGTGCGGCGGCAGAACCGTCAAAGGATATACCCCACTCGACTACCTTCAATACTTGGTTTGTAGAAGCCCCCATCTTCAGTTGAAGCATGGTAAGAATAGTCGTTCCGGTGGTTACGGTTGCTTGCGATGCCGTTGTTGGCATTGGGCCGTTTGCTACAAAGTAGAGTCCCATGATTTATCCTATGGTGTGGTGATGGTAAAAGTCCCGCCGGAAGCGTCCAGGGTAGGGGTAAAGGTATCTGCGTTGGCTCCGCTCATTACTACACTAGAGCCATAGTCCCAATACCCCCATACCTGTGTCTGGGTGAGATTGTAAAGAATAACGTAGCGGAACGTAAACCCCCCGCCGGAAGCTGTCCATGTAGGGGAAGCAGGGGCGGCAAGGGTCAACTTGAAAACACCCGCTGTCTGTGCAGATGAAGTGATGGTAGCCGTTACCCCGCCTGCGGTGTATCCACCGGACGTGCTGAGTTCTGTCGCGCTTGCGGCGGTTGTGTCAGTAGAAACAACGGGCGCGGTGTTGGACAGGATTATTTTCCATGAATCAGAGCCTACATTCGCACCTTCCACCATGATTTCGGTGGCTTTCTGGTATCCGACATAAGCAGCCATTATGCGTGATCCTCAATGGTTTCCATCATGTAGGTTCCGTCAGGCTGTTTCTTTGCCTTCGTTACTTTACGCTTTGGAGCTTGGTTTATCATTGCCGCCATGTTTTGATTGATGGCTTCAACAACCGATTGCAGGGCTATAGAGGCTTTTGGCGTACCGTCCTCACCAAGTTCCGTAGCACCGTCCGTATTGGCGGCGGCGTTAAGGTTCATGGAAGTATTCTGTATGGTAGTCTTTGCGCCTATTTCTGCCACGACTACCTTGGTATCTCAGTCCAGTTGCGCTTTCCAGCGGTCAAATTCAATCTGTGCAGCGTCAGTATGTTGTCCGCCGCAAGCCATCTCCTGTTCCTTGAGCATCAATTCCTTCATCTTGACCTGCGTTTCCATGCTCTTGATCTGTAGTTCGGATTGATTCGCTGAAAGTTTGTTCTTCAACCCCTGGTTCTCGGCTTGAAGTTTCTGGTTCTCCTGCCCGCCTTGCTGGATGACTTGCTGCATCTGCTGAATCTGTTGCTGGCCTTGCTGTATTTGCTGTTGTACGGCAGGAGGAATATCTGCCATATTCGGTTTGTCTTGCAGTTGTGGAGGCAGCATCAGTTTCAGGCGTTCCGCTATCTTTTCAGCACCAGGCCAATCAAGACTCTGTGCCACCAAGTCCCCGATAATCGGGGCGGCTTCAGGGAAGTTATGTATCAATTCCATCATCTGCGCGGCGGCTTCTTCACGCCTTGTCGCATAAGACGGGCCTGACTTCACAACAAGGTCATATTTACCTGCGGTAAGATCATGTATCTTGACCGTTCCCATTTCATCTTCAAACTGACCGTTTACCTTGACCTGTTCGTTCTCGCCGTTCTCACCGATGACCCTTATGACTCTTTCCTCGGAGTAAATCTTGGGGATAAGGTCGCAACAGATTCTTCCTACCTGACGGATAGCCCTTGTCATGTTGTCAACGAAGTGGAACGTAGCCACATCCCCTTGGGACTGTCTTGCCCGTATCGCTACCCCTGATGTTTCGTTACTCTTGTTCCCAAGGGATGAATCGTACAGTCCCATGATGGATTTCATGTCGTCAGAAGCAGACAAAGCCTCTTGCAAGGCACCGGCTGGCACTCCAGCGAACATCTGCCTCTGAGGGGGAGGCTCACCATCCACATGCTCATATTCAAGAAAGGCATGGGTTTCGGTATTAGCGGTTGCCCATTTTGCGGCATCAGAATCAAACGCACCCTTTGCTCCCACGAAGGGAGCTTTTGGTGCCAGAGCAACCAATTCTGTAGAGGCAGTCCTCCAGAAGTTGTGCATCTGCTGTGCGTCTTTAGCAAAACGGATTAGTGACAGGAAGTGTCTCTTACCTTCTACGTTAACCTCATCCCCATACACGGGGACAATAGGGATGTATTTACCCGCCCAATCATTAGTTTCCAGTATCTCAGACCCGCTGATGACCCGTTGCGTGACTTTGCAGGTCTTTGTGTCTCGTTCACCCTCTACCGTTAGGCCGATAGCGTCATAGACCGCCTTGTTTTTAAGGTAGTCGGACTCCAGCATTATCATGCCGTCAGATAACCTTAATACCTTGCCGTCAACTTCATCCTTTTCCCACCACTCTGCTACCCTTATTCCATCTTCCCCGAACCACTCCATAGCTTTTCCGTCAAGGTCTCCCCCTGACGATTTGGCACTGGGATACAGTTTCTCAAAGTCTTTTTTACTGAGGGTATCGGTAACGAAGGCTACTTTCCAATCAGAACCATCCGCACTTGTGGAAACAGGGTCGCCATAGATAGAAAACGGATTGGGAACCCTTAGAATCTTTATGTCCTGGGTGAAAGCGTCATCATAGGAATAATCGGTATCCACTCGGATATACCCGAATCCCATCGTTACCGCAAAATCAATCGCGGTGTCGTAAGCGATGTCTGAGCTTGAGGTATATTCTATATTCCGCATCAACCCATTCATCACCTCGGCGGTTTCAACATCCCCGTCCTCTACCGGATGGAATATGATAGAAGGTTTGTTCTGGCGGGAATCATTCACCACCTGACGGATAAAGGCTGGCATACGGTTGACCGTAAGGCAAGGTCTGCCCTCTAGCTCACGCTGCCTCTTTATGGCTTCAGGCCATTGTTCCCCAAGACGTGCGAACCTCAAGTCATCAAGTGCTTCCTTGCGGTTATCCAACTCCGCATCCTCGCACAACTTGAACTCCTCAAGAGCTTCTTTAATCAGGTCATCGTCTGCCATTTAGCGTCCATTATATTTTTCAATCTCTCCGAGAAATTCATCAGGAATCTTGTTGTCATACTTGAAAGCAAGATGGGTGGGTACTTCCATTACCTCGCGGGTCAATGGATGCTGGCAAATCTTTATGTTCTTCAGTACATCGGTCATTACGAAAATCATGCCAACCACCCTCCTGCACCAAAGAAACGAGACGGCTTCTTGTCATGCTTGACTTCTTTCCGCGCCTTCCTGACCCCCTCATTCGCATACCTCAAGGCATCAATCACATGGTTGTGCCTGTCCTCAAGCAAGGGGAGTACTTCATCTGTCAGGGAATCAGTCTTGTAGGAATACAGCGTTAATTCGTCTATCAGGTGTTTACATCTGGGGTGTACTACAATGTCATACGACTGTAGAAATTCTATCCCTTCCATGATGGACTTCGGCCCCTTGATCGCCGTGTTTATCTTGGGGTATCCATGCTTCTGCATATAACTTATAGTTTCAGGTCTGGCAGAGTCAGCCGTTATAAACCACTTTCGACTTTCAGGCACCCTGTCAAACAAATCCGGTAACTGGTCTATCTCGCACCCAACCATATAGGCTTCGTAATCCACATACATCTTCTTGCCGACAAGGTAACACCTGATAAGCACCGAGGGGTCTATGGAGAATCCCCAGTCAGCGCCAAGACGGAATGTGGAACCATCGGGGGCATCAAATTCCTCCACCGTCCAGTTACGGAACACCCGCGCCTCAGACCTTCTCTGATACTGCCCCATCCACACCCAGGCGAACTTGTCAGGATCACGCCTCTGGTCATGGTTGATTTCATCCATAATCTCTTTTGAAATCCACGCCGCAGGCAAGTCCCTGTAATTCATCTCTACCACCAATGCACCATCAGGGGGGGAGTCCCTGAGGAATCTGTCTATCGGGTCGGTAGCCTTGTTCGGGTTCCACGAAAACCACATCTCGGAACCTTCCTTGCGTATGGTAGGTCGGAGAATATCGAGACTTCTCTGTGACATTGACTGGGCTTCCTCAACCCATGCCCTGTCGAATCCCTCAAGGGACTTGATCGAATCCGCCGTGTGGTTCTGTAAACCTTCAAAGATAATCACCCCGCCACGCTTAGTAAGAATACGCTTGTCCTGAACACTGAAGTAATCCCCTGCGTTCATGTCCTGTATCTTCAACTCCAGCAACTTC